CGGGGTTTCTTTGATCTCTAGGGTTAGTTGCTTGAACAAATCTACCTTTAGAGAAATGTGCTTTTTTTACAAATTTCTTTCTTTTTGCCATTATTGTAACCCCACTCCTACAACGCTAGTATCCTCTGGCGTGCTTGCCTGTGTTGTTTCGCTTTTTCTTTGCTCGTTTAAGATCTCATTCTTTAAACTAGCAGGGAATTCTAGATCTATCTCTAGATTTAATTGGCTCAAAACTTGCTCTTCAATAAATAATTGTTCTTCTTCGATCACTTGCTCAAATGCTAAGTAAGCGATCTTTGCGCTAGCTTCCGTAAACTCTGAACTTCCCCCCACTATGATCTGCGGGACTCCTGTCGCTTGAAAGAAATATTGATTTAATTGTGTGATCCAGGGGAGAGGGTTCATAGTCGCATTAGTCGGCACACTCGCCACCTCGGTCTCAACTGTGCCCTTAGGTATATATATATTCTCTCCTTGAGTATATGCTTTGTCAGCTTTAGTTTTGAAAGCAGATATTTCAGTAGTATCGTCCGTATCTAAATACCAAATCCTAACAGGAAAAACGTTTCTGTGAAGTAGCTTCTTATAATCCGCCATAGCTTCTTGACGCATTTTTATGATCTCCTCAACTGCCGGAATAATACTAACTCCGTGGATCTCGTCCGCCACTCTGTTCCTTGCTAAGTGTAACATCTCTTCCGGTGTCCACCTTTTGAATACGTTACCATTGGATTTATTGATCTGTTCATAACGTATAATGATCCCTTTACGATTAGCTACGATCCTAATATTCTCTGGCGATAATGGTTTAAGATTGATAAGCTGTCCTTTATTGTCTCTAATTATTTCTGCGAAAGAGTCCCCGCCAATATGATAAGTCCTAACAGCGTTCTCTAAAATTGTATTAAAAGTATCTTTTCCCCAACCTACAATATTCATTAAAGCTAATTCAGTAATTTCGTTACTCTTAAATCCCTTCCCAATTGTCCACGTAGCTTTAGCGTCAATCGCAGCGGCCAACTCCGGAATAGTTTTGTAATAACCTAAATAAGTGGTCCAGTTGGTATTATCCCACGTAGTCTCTTTAAGATCAGAGGGTCCGTCTGTACTAACAGCGGTCACTGACCAGTCGGTGATCGTGTTCTTAAAATCGCCATAATCGGCGCTTCCTATATCTGTTTCTGGCATTATTTCCTCTATACGTTTATTTTATATGGTATCGCTAACACTAAACGAGTATTCCCCGCCGAAGAACCGGACTGGACGTCGTCGCCCGGGTCGTGATAAAATCTTAGTGTGAATTCTGTCGAAGATGTAGAACGACCCCAGTATTCTGTAGTTAAACGTAAAAATTCCCCTTTCTTTAATTTAGTTAGTGGTACAGTTATAGGAAGAGTAAAACTATACTCTTGGTCATTATCTATAGATTGAGTCGCAGACTGAACACTAGCTATTTCTGTCTCGCTAGCTCCGTCCCATTTCCTTAACTTTAATATAATATAAGAGTCAAATCCCGTCCCCGACCCTATCTCGTTCATAAACCCGCCTATTCTTACTATAGCTGTTCCCTCAATATTCCTCGTTAATTGGAATTCTGTAGTATCAAAATCTAAATCTAATAATTTTACATAAGTGTTACTGGTACTCGGCGGGCTTGTTGAGACTTTATCTGTTCCAGTTGATACGGGAGTAGAAAGTGAAGAAGCGTTTCCAGATGGTAATAAATTATAAATCATGCCGGTAGATGTATCTGTTCCCCACCCGTCATAAACAACATATCCAGTAGCCGAGGATAAATCTGTCCAATTAAAATTTATTAATATCTCTCTACTGGGTGGAAATATACTACTTTGATTTAAAGGCATTTGGTATCGTTCCCTCTTTTCCTTGGGCCCAAGGTTTTGCTAACCCGCGCATTATCTCTTCATCGCCGACATTTTGTCCGCCATGTACTACGCCGGCTAATAATCGTCCCCATTTCTCGACTCTCTTCTCGTTGACGATAATATCAACTTCTTTATTTAGTATTCGGTTTTCTAACCATTGTTGAGCTTCTATTCCGCCCTCTTCGTTCAGTTCCGGAGCTGCGACGTCATCGAAACGGATTGGGAAGTCGAAGTCTCTCTCTCGCCATCTTACAGTTATAGTATCCCCGTCGTGAACTTTTACTACTCTAGCAGTAAAGTCCTCAAATATTTGTTTATGGGGGGAGTCGAAATAATAAATCTCCATTTGGGAGTTAGTGAGTTCGGGAAATCTCTCGAAGTCGTGAGCCATTTTTAAGCTTCGTTCATGAAAGTTTGTACTTTCTTATCCCGTAATAATGACATGCCTCTAAGTGCTGCGTCTCGCAATACGTTAATCATATCTTCCGCTTCTATTCTGCTAGTAAATCCGCTCATATCGTATTGTATTACATAAATAGCAGCGAGATTACTAGCTACCTCTTTTAGCAATCCTTTAACATCTGCGTCTAGTGCTGCGTAATTATCAGAGTAATTAAATCTACAAACAGAATTAATTAAACTTTCTGCCTGGGTCATAAAGTCGTTGATATATGCTTCTACATTAGAAGTTGTCGAAGCGTTAGCGCCTGCTTTACGTTGAACCTCTGCTGTTGTTGCGAAAATTCCAGTATCTGCCATTTTTTATTACTAGTGTATATAAATATTTAAACTTTTTGTGCGAAAACCCCAAAAAGCACGTATCAAAGCTTCAGTTATATGCGAATAATTGCCAAAAATGCGTAATTTTCCGCCAGAATACTCCGCTTGTATGCTTTTTAGTGATTGAAACGTGTCATTATCTTCTTTTAAGTGTACTTTTCCCTGTTCCATCATTGCTCTAAGATTGTTGTACAAATCTTCTTTTAATAATCTCTTGCTTCGCGTACCATCTTTGGTGATGGATCGCGAAGAATTATTAATAGCTTCTACTTTCCTCTTTGTTTGCGAGTGCATAAGTAACGGGTCGTACACTCCTACTCCAAGACCACCATCATCTATAAAGATACGTTTAAAATTGTACGCTTTATCCATAGATAAAATATCTTCTGTAGTTTCCGTAAGATACTGCTTATTAAATACCTTCAAATCTATTTCATAGCCCTTTCCGTTCCTGTCCTCTATTGCATATAGTACTGTCTCATCTTCCCCGTGCCTTGCTACATCTACTCCTAAATACTTTTTGTATTTAGAAGAAAACCCCGGAGTGGCAAAAGAAGATGATAAGGAAGGGCTGGTAAGGCCCGTAAAACCACTCCGAAGTGTCATCGACGACCGTATTAAATCAGTTGGAAAGAACTGCCTTAACTCGTCTATCAGTTCTCCCTCATACTCCTGTGCATATTGTAGAGCTGTCATTCTTGACCGCTCTCTCTGTAAATGTTCTAAAGCTTTATCCCTTTGAAACTCTTGCCACGTTTCGCATATCTTTCTGCTTTTAATAACTTCTTCTGAACTCTTAGAAAACCTAGTAAAAGATTTGTAAGCGTTATCTTTGTTGTTGAACGTGTCCGCAAATGTTCCTTCCCTTCCTGCCGGAGTAGATAAATAAATAGTATCTCCGCCAGTGGTCAGTAACATCGGAGTGATAGCTGTAAAGACTTCTTCTGGAACCCTTGAACATTCATCTACGTACAATCTGTGTACTGTTAAAAATCTGATACCTAATCCTGATAGCCCTGTAGGTAAACACCAAATCTTAGTACCGTTCTTAAGATTTATCTTAGATTTAGTCGGGCGGTCCTTGCCCTTCTTTATCATTGTCTTATAATTTTCTGCTAAATAAAATAATGTTTTTTCAAAAAGAGAGAACGCTTGCCTTTCTGTTGGTGCAATCATTAAAACTACTTTGTTTTTGTTCTTAACAGCATACTCTCCAGCGTCAATAGAACAAATCTCCGATTTACCTATTTGCCGACCACAACATAGTATCTTATCCCCTTTAGTTTCTAAGAATTCCTTCTGCCAATCATCTAACTTTATTATTACCATTATTATACTATTGGTTTTTATTGTATGTGTTCTGTTTTATATTTTCTAACACAATATTATAAGCCTACCTTCTAACAATATCTAGTAATTAGTTTTTCTATATAAATGTTGTGTGGTAGT